TGCGGGCAAGGAAAGCGGAACTGCGGTAATTGATACGCTGGGATTGAAATCATATCCGCCCGCTACGGCTGCCAATCAACCACCCGTACCTTATTACATACGCGGGCGCGGGACGGAAACTCGCTTCGGAAATCGTGGTAATTCCGAGAACCTTGGAAAGCAATTCAACGTAAGTTATGAGAAGACCTATACCATTCTCGGGAACCGAGCCAGTTATGCGCCCTATGTCATTGGTGAGGAGCAAGCCTGGTGGATGACCATCATTGGATGGCGGCAATTGGGATCGGTGGTCGAGGAGAAACTAGAAAAGATCAACACGATATACAACAACTGGGTAGATAAATTATTGCGTAATTTGAAGCTATAATAGATTGACATATAAATCAATCTATTGTAGAATGTAAGTGCTAATTGCATAGGAGTGGAAGGCGGCGGGTCCGCATCCCACACCCAATCAAACCAAGGCAGCGGGCTGTACGGTAATCGTACAGCCCGTTTTTTGTTGTTATCGGTGAGGTGGAAAAATGCCTTATACGAATGTACCAGATGAATTACAAGACAAGATGGAAAGCTGCGTACAATCTGTCATGGACAAAGGTCAAGAGAAAGAAGGCGCCATCGCAATTTGTTATGCCTCCGTGGTCGAAGGGAAGAGCCTGCCGCTCGAATTTCAATTTGATGCGATGAAAATCGGGGCACGCAACAACGCCCGCGACGCTGAGCGGCTCCAACAAATACACGACCTGGCCGCCGAGAATGGAGCCACCTGCGCACCGAACACATCCCCAGAAATCACAGAACTGCCGTTCATGAGCCTGAGTGATGATGCGTTGGTGATATTCGGTAGCGCCGTCAAGAGCCTTGGGAACGGCAAGGTTGGGGGCTACTTGGTGCGTTTTGGGGGCGAGCAAGATACCGACCTGACAACGGATTACTTTGACAAATTGACAGAATACGGCGTGATCGATGGTGGAAACCTGCCGGTGTATTATGACCACGGCATGAATGAAACCATCAAGAACAAACGTATTGGGCGTGGCAAGATCCAATTCCAGGATGCTGGATTATGGATGGAAGCGCAGCTCGAACTCCGCGATGAGTATGAAAAGAAGATTTATGCCATGGCGGAGATGGGCAAGTTGGGGTGGTCCAGTGGTGCAGCCGGTCACCTGGTTGAGAAAGAAGCCAAAGGCAAAGCCAGCTATATTAGGAGCTGGCCCATCGCCGAAGCCTCATTAACGCTCACGCCAGCCGAGCCACGCAATCACGCCATCCCCATAAAATCGCTAATTCCACAGGCAGACGGCGGGCCGGGACCTGTGAAAGAAGAAATATTATCAATAGCCAAACCAGAACCAATTAGAGGTGTAAAGATGGAATTCTCACAAGAAGAAATTCAGAAAATGATCTCCGATGCCGCGATCGCTGCGGTCAAGGTATTGGAACTCGAACCCGCCAGTAAAAAGGCGGGCGTCGCGGTTGTGGAAGATGAAGCCGACCGTGCATTGAAGGGCAATCCCTTCACCTATGGCGAGTTTCTGCTGGCCGTCAAAAACGCCGCGACTCAAGGGGCAGTTGACAAGCGCCTGCTCCCATTGAAAGCTGCATCCGGCATGAACGAAACCATCCCCAGCCAGGGCGGGTACCTGCTTCAACCGCAATTCGCTCAAGGGATCCTGAATAAAGTATACGGCCCTGCGACGATCATGAACAAGGTCCGATGGTTCGACCTGGGACCCAACAGCAACGAACTGGTTGTGAACATGATCGACGAAACCAGCCGTGCCGATGGCTCACGCCTGGGCGGGATGCTGGGATATTGGTTGGCCGAAGCTGCATCCAAAACCGCATCAAAGCCGAAACTGCGCCAGTTGTCCATCAAGCTGCATAAGGTGGCTGCGTTGTGCTATGCAACCGACGAGCTGCTCGAAGATGCCGTCGCCCTTGAGTCATTCCTGGGCGAAGCTGCACCTGATGAATTGCGCTTCAAAGTCGAAGCCGCGATTTATTCTGGTGATGGTGTTGGAAAGCCAGCCGGCTGGATGGATTCGCCCTCCCGCATTATCGTTGCCCGTGATACTACCGCTAAAATCTTGGCGGCAGATGTGGTCAATATGTGGACTCGCCTATGGCCGTCGCTGCGACCAAATGCGGAATGGTATGTCAGCCCGGATGCGGATGCACAGCTCTACCAGCTCTACCTGCAAACCGGCGTTGCCTTCCCGTTCTACACCTTCACGCAGGATGGCGTTTCGCGCCTGTTCGGGCGGCCCATCAATGTGAACGAATATTCATCCACCCTGAACACCGCTGGGGATATCGCCCTGATCGCGCCGAGCCAGTACTTTGGCGTGCGCAAGGGTGGCGTCCAGGCTGCATCGAGCATCCACGTTCTGTTCACGACCGATGAAAGCGCCTTCCGCTATGTCATGCGCGTGGGTGGCGAAGATAGTTGGCACTCCCCCATCACCAGCTACGGCTCTAGCACGACTTTGAGCGATGTAGTTATCCTGGGCAGTGCATCAGCCACGACCACCTAACCGTGGAAGTGATTATCGGTATAAATCAGAACAAACAAAATGAGGTGTAAAGATGGCTGTATTCAAGAATCTTGACGAACGATATCACATCCTGGGCATCAAGACCTACGCTGATATTACTACCACGGCAACCAACCTGGCGTATGTTGATATGAGTAAATATAACTCAGTTGCATTCCTGCTGGGTTTCGGTACAAGCGACACCGAAGGCACGCTCAAGATGGAGCAATCCACACAACTGGACAGCGATGGAACTGAGGCTGGGTTGGGATTCCACTACCGACTGACCGGAGCCGCCGGAGTCGATACGATGGGAACGATTACCTATATCAACTCAGACTCTACCGTTACATATGCTGCGGCCGATGACAACAAATATTGGGTACTCGAGCCGGATCAACTGGCCGATGGGTACCGATACTGCCGGGTAGTTATTACTCCGTCCGGAACATCATCGGCAACTCCAATCTGGTGCGTTGCCATTCTAACGGGTGCGCGCTATGCACAAAACACGATGCTCACGGCATCCTAACCTAACCTGACCCCCCACGTTAGGCTACCCCCGGGATGATTACTCTCCTTCATCCCGGGGGAATAGCCGGGGAATGAGAGGTGAAACAATGGCAATTTTTAAAGACCTTGACGAACGAACCCATGTATTCGGCGTATTGACATTACAACCGCTGATTTTAGCGGCGACCGCAACCGCCTATGTGGACATGACCCGCTATAACTCGGTACAATTCCTGTTGGGAGTTGGAACGAACGACTCAGTTGGATCCTTCGCTATGGAGCAATCCACCGCTCTGGACAGCAACGGGACCGAAGCTGCGTTAGCATTCCACTATCGGAAATCCGGCTCAATTACCGCTGATACGATGGGCGCTATTGTCTACGTGAATTCTGACAGCTCCGCAGCCATCGCCGCCTCGGATGATGACAAGTGGTTCTTAATTGAACCTGACCAACTCTCCGATGGGTATAGATGGTGCCGCCTGGTAGTCACGCCGAGCGATAGTAACGGCGTCGATATCTGGGCTGCGGCAATCTGCAAGGGTGCCCGCTGGCCCGGCAATGTTCAGATGAGCGCAAGCTAAAGGTGGTGATCAATGGCCCTCACATTCGATTACGAGGAAGTTGACCATCGCGTCCAATTCATCAAAGCCTCTTGGGTGAGCGATTCCAACGGCAATGCTACCGCAACTACTACCAAATACTACGACGGCGATTTGAAGGGCCTGTGTACTATTCCAGGCGATTCGGATGGAGCGCCCACCGACGATTACGACATCACCATCACTGATAAATATGGGATTGACGTCTTGATGGGTGCTGGCATAAATCGGGATACGGCCAACACTGAATATGTGGCCTATGCCTCCTTGGGCGCGGTCAGCATGTCGAAACTGACCTTCGCAGTATCAGCAACCGGCGAATTGAACCAAGGCGTGATAGCGGTCTATATCATCTAATCTCAGAATCGGAAAGGGAATAAAGTGAAAACATTGGCAATCGTGGGGAGCCACCCGGACACCAGGGATAATGCACCTTGGGACAATCCAGCGGTGGATATTTGGGTATTCAACGAAGCACCAAACCAATCCTGGGTAAAGCGCTGGGATGCAGTATTCCAATTGCATCTCCCAACCGTTTATCGCAATCCTTACAACCGCACGGATCCAAAACATTGGGAATGGTTACAAGGAGCGCATGGTAAGCCCATCTACATGCAAGCCAGGGATCCATTGGTTCCTGATTCGGTAGAATATCCACTGGAGAAAATATACAAGCGGTTCCTGCATGGGTTCACGAAGTGGACGCCGGATGGATTGGACCACCTGAAGTATTTTACCTCCACGATTGCCTTTGCTTTCGCCCTGGCCCTATATCAGAACTACGAACGGGTATTGGTTTACGGGATCGAGATGGCATCGACCACTGAATATGTATACCAACGGGATTGTACCGCCTTCTGGCTGGGGATCCTGCTGGGTTATGGCGTCAAGGTGGAGCTGCACAGCGCGATTGCGATCTTTGAACAGCCGCTCTATGGTTTTGACGGCGATTTGACTTATACGCCAGAGATGTTTGAGAAGCGCCTGGCGGTCAAATTAGAAGAACAAGTACCGGCTGATGAGCAGTGCAAACTGACCCAGTTGATGTTAGAACAGACCAATTTCAGTGATACGGCCGCGCTACAAAAGAACATGAAAGGCCGCTTCGATGCCTTATCCAAGCGGGGCGAACTGAAGGGCGCCATTCACGCCCTGGAAATATTTGTCCAGAAATGCCGTACCATGATCAATGAAACCGGGATGGCGATGATCGCCCGCCAGGAGTTTGAGTTCAATACCGCCTCCGCACAAAAGGAAATTGAAACAACCAAGATGAATATTCAGCGGTTGGATGGTGTGATGGATTATCTCTATCGCGCCTACACCCACACGAAAGATCCCAATGCACTTAAGGGTTTCATGGAAGTTGCAGCCCAACAGCATCAGATTGGTGAGCAACTGGGAGACCAGGTCGGGCGTGTGAATGAGAATTTATATTGGTTGCAACGGGCGGACGCGGTGTATAAAGCTGCTGGTGGACAGAAATCTATGGATGCGTTCCAAGCGATGCAGGGTAAATTCCTGACGGAGTTGAACTTGAAATGACAAGCAGAAATGCCAACCTATACGTAACATTATCGGAATTCAAAAGCCAGTTGGGTATCAGCTCGACCGATACCATAGATGACTCCTATTTGAGTCAAACCCTGGAAGAGGCCAGCCGGTCCATTGATGATATGTGTGGTCGATTCTTCTATCCAGCCGTGGATACGTTGTATTACGATACCCCCATC